ATAGCGAGCAATACGATAATAGCCAGCAATCCGGTAACAGCCATCAATACGGTGATAGCGAGCAATACGGTAATAGCAAGCAATACGAGAATAGCGAGCAATTCGGTAATAGCAGGCAATACGGTAAAAGCAGGCAATACGGTAATAGCTGGCAATACGGTAATAGCAAGCAATACGAGAATAGCGAGCAATACGATAATAGCAAGCAATACGGTAACAGCCAGCAATACGGGGATAGCGAGCAATCCGATGATAGTTTGCAATCCGGTGATAGCAGTCAATCCGGTAATAGCAGGCAATACGGTAAAAGCTGGCAATACGGTAATAGCTGGCAATACGGTAATAGCCAGCAATACGGGGATAGCGAGCAATACGGTGGTAGTGAGCAGTGCGGGAACAGCCAGCAATACGGGGATAGCGAGCAATACGGTAACAGCTGCCAATACGAGGATAGCGAGCAATACGGTAATAGCAAGCAATACGAGAATAGCGAGCAATTCGGGAATAGCAAGCAATACGGGAACAGCCATCAATACGGTGATAGCAGACAATACGGTGATAGCAGACAATATGGTTATAGCAAGCAATTCGGGGATAGCAGACAATACGGTGATAGCAGACAATATGGTTATAGCAAGCAATTCGGGGATAGCAGACAATGCGGGGATAGCAGACAATGCGGTGATAGCAGACAATGCGGGGATCGCAAGCAATCCGTTTATAGTAGGTTATTGAAAAATCAAAATGGAACGAAAGAGGTTGAGAGATGAATAAATTAATAAGCGCACCAAGGGAGAATTTTCACATGATAAAGTTAGCAAAAGACAAGAGAGGTCATTTTATAGTTGGTTTTTTAGTTGGTATTGTTTCATTAGGTAACTTACCCTTATCTATAATGGCCGTACAAGCAGGAGCTATAGGGAAAGAGGTTTATGACTACCTAAATCCTAAGAATCACACCTGCGACCCCATGGATTATATGGCAACGGCTGCTGGTGGGTTCGCTAGTATATCTATAATAGAAATTGCTAAGTTTTTAGTATGAACACACTAGACACATATAAAGGATTATATGAAATGAGTAAGGAACGAATTGTAATAACTAAAGAAGAATATTTAATTTTATTAGAAGAAGGCATAGACACAAGAGACTATATAGTCAGGGGTTAGAAAGATGTTTAAAAAAATAAGTTTAATAGACCCGAACGAATGTTATATGGTTACATCATATAACAGTGATGGAACGAAAGATGATTACTATATGTTTGATATGACGACACCATATAAACATATGAATTATAAACAAAAAAAGGAAGTTTTAGGTCTTTTTGATGAGGAGTCTGAGTGTGAGTAAAACAAAAATAATCTGGGTGACCCCAGAATGTGAGAAGGTAATAGGGTATTGTGCACGGGTGAGTAACCCTGCAAACCAAGATAACCCAAATGTATCTAAACTATTAAAATACTGTATGACCAAAGGTCATTGGTCTGTATTTGAGATGGGTAGTATGTGTGTGGAGATTACAACTAGTCGAGCTATATCGGCCCAGATACTTAGACACCGTAGTTTCTCATTTCAGGAGTTCAGTCAAAGGTATGCAGAGGCTACGTCATTCGAGACGCAAGAAGCTAGGAGTCAGGATCTTAATAATAGACAAATGAGTAATGACGACTTAACAGAAGATAAGAAGTCTTGGTTTAAATGCGTATTGAAACATCACCAAGAGAAGTCTTTAAAACTTTACAATACAGCCATTGAGCACGGTGTAGCTAAAGAATGTGCAAGATCGCTACTTCCATTATCCACTCAAACAACTTTATATATGTCTGGAACGATTCGTAGTTGGATACATTATCTAAAACTAAGGACAGGTAACGGCACTCAGAAAGAACACATGGACATAGCATTAGATATAAAAGAAACACTTATTAAAGAGATACCAACATTAAAAGGACTAATTTAAATGAAAAAAATAATATCATTACATCCAGACCCAAGTTCACCTTTCTCTTTACCTGGTTCATTAAATGTAAATATCAATATGAACAATAATAGTGTAGTTAATATTATAAGTAATTCTGAAAAGATAGACGAAGCATTCTCAGATTATATTTTTAGAATTAATAAATTAAAACTAACGGAAGCGAGGTTGAAAAAGTCTTTATTATGAAAAATTTAATAACAAATAGACAATTAGTCTCTCTAAACACAGCTAGAATAAAATTAAAAGAAAAACACCCAAGAATAGCAGATGATTTAAGACAAATATTTCAGATTATAATAAAGGAACAGGAGTTAGACAACGGCAATGATGACAGTTGATGAGGTAAAAGCAACCCGTTTTATGTGGGTAAAAAACATAAAAGAAAATGAATTCTTTTATGGGAATAATGGATACAAAAAGGCCTGTGGGAACTGTAGGGGTCTTGTGCCTGTCAACACTAAGGATGATGATATATGTGCAAAGTGCAGTACAAAAATAACAATAATAGCAGTGAGGTTGATAAATGACATACATAATAGCTGAGTTAGGGCAAAACCATAATGGGGATATTGATACCGCATATAACATGATAGAGAAGGCCTCAAAGAGTCAGGTTAACGCAATCAAGCTAACCATGAGAGATCTTGATAATGAGATGACGGATGATATGGCTAATTCACCTTATAATTCACCAAATAGCTACGGAAAAACATACATGGATCATAGAAAGAAATTAGAGTTAGATCCGGTAGATATAAACAACTTATGTATTAGGGCGAAAGATTTAGGGGTGGATGTAGTTATTACATTATGTTCATCAACGCTTTTAAACAAAAGAATAATAAGAGAGCACATAATACCAAAATGCGAATATATTAAGATTGCATCGAGAGACATAACCAACATACCTTTATTAGAAGGGATAAAGCCTCTGGATAAAAAAATAATAATATCTACAGGTATGTGTGATTTTTTCGAGTTAACAGAGGCTCTTAAGATACTATATAAGAAAGACGTAACAATAATGCACTGTGTGTCTAAATACCCAACAGAAGATAGTGATGCTAGATTAATTCGTATAAACACACTAAAGAATCAATATGGAATACGATATAGAATAGGTTACTCGGACCACACGATGGGGATAGATGCGGTTAAAATTGCGGTTTGTATGGGGGCAACAGTAATAGAGAAGCACATGACATTAGACCCTGAAGATAAGGGGTCAGATCACAAAGGATCTTTGACACCAGTCAAATTTAGATACATGAGGAGACAGGTGAATTATATTCAAGAAATGATAGGATTAGATCATTCATTATCGGCTATAGATGGTGACGGGATTAAGGGGTCAAGAATTAAATTAATGCGGTCAATATGTGCTAATAGAAATATAAGAAAAGGGGAGGTTTTTACGGAAGATAATTTGTGTCTATTAAGCCCTGGGGACGGTATACCTGGTAATTACTATCGCAATTTAATAGGCAAGACTTGCAATTCAGATATAAATGCTAAGACAGCTATAAAAATGGAGAATATAAAATGAAGACATACTGTTTTGACATGGACGGGGTCATATGTGAGATAGACCATGATGATTATCAATTTAGAAGTCCTATAAGAAATACAATTTTAATTATGGCCCAACTAAAAAAAACAGGGAATATAGTAATTATTCACACAGGAAGACATATAAACAACCTTAGCATTACTAAAAGTTGGTTAAGTAGGAATAAGGTTAAATACGATCTTATTCAGTTCGGGAAGCCAGTGGCAGACTTATACATTGATGATAAAGGCGTGAGGTTTGAAGAATGGAACGAGAAATTAATAAAATACTTGTAATAATTTGCGCTAAAAAAAACTCTAAAAGATTCCCAAGTAAAAATGAGATTCTTATGGATGATGTAATAAAAGAGTGCCTAAGAGATAAGAGGATATCTAGAGTTGCGTTAGCAACGGACATCGAGCGGTTCCTCGAAATGGGTGATGATAAGCTAAGTGTTTTAATGCGACCTAAGAATGCATTAGAGCCAGAGGATTCAGTTTTTCTTATAGCAAGATGGGTATACCTATCTATGGGGGACCACTACGATATAGTGTCTGTAGTACTACCGTCTGTTATAGGGTTTAAATCTGGGTTTATAAAAAAGACCGCTGACATATTGGTATCAAATAATCTAAATGAAGTACGAACATACAATAATGAGGGGGTTGAAAACGGTGTAATAACAATGAGGAGTGAGTGTCTAAAGAGCAGTAATGTATCAACTTACTGTGGTGCACTTATAACAAAAGCACATGAAGTCCATCTACCTAGTGAGCTAAGATAATGAATATAATAGATGAGATAAATAAAAGACTCACTATAAGTGAGGTATTAAGCTATCTCCCAGAGATGAAAGAAAATGGGCATAACTATATAGGGAAATGCCCTGTGGGGCATAGTAGCAAGTCTGGGACTAGCTTTCAGGTAAACACAATAGAGCCGACATTTAATTGCTTTAACTGCGGTGTATCCGGTAATTATATACATCTAATAGAGCTAATAAAATTTGGGTCATGCTCAAGAGGTAAAAAAGCATCAGAGTCATTTAAAGGGGCTATAAAATACCTTGCAAATAAATATGAGATAAATCAACAGGACTCATCATATGAGGGAGGTGTTTACTCGCCTGTATTTGATATAATCGAATATGCGGTATCCGAATATCAGTCACAGTTAAAAAAAACAAATATGGCTGAGTCTATATGTAAAAAATATGGATTCAATAAAGAATTTTTAGAGACTGAAAGATGGGGGTATGGTGCGGTATGTCCTTCGGTGAATATGCGGGAATACTGGACTCAAGAGGAGCTTTTGTCATCAGGGTTATTTAATAAATCAGAAAAATCAAAGACGGGAGTATTCCATATATACCAAGGGAGATTAGTCATCCCATATAATGACTACGGTGTGGTAAAGTACACCATAGGTAGAAAGACATCAAAAACAAATAATTGGGGCAATGGAGTAGAGTCCCCAAAGTATTTTAAGCAATACTTAAACTCTGAGAAAAGACCATGGGTATCAAAATCAATAAAAAACCAGATAATTAAGTGCAGCAAAGACAATGATGAAGTTGTCATAACGGAAGGGGTTACAGATTATTTATCAGCAAAGATGCATGGGATCAATTCCGTATCTGCGGTCACGACATCATTCAAAAGAGATGAGTATGGAAGAGTCGTTGAATTTTGTAAGAATTTTAAACGGGTTTATATCGCTAATGATAACGATGAAAATCAGGCTGGCCAGAAGGGTACTGATAGAATTTGTGAAATGTTGTTACATGCTGGCATTAACCCTTTTGTTATACTATTGCCTAGGGGCCCTGGAGTATCTAAAATAGATTTAAATGAATTTATAAAAGATAAAGGTGTCGAGGCTTTCCATGAATTAAAGTTAGAATCAGAATCTTATATAGATCACTTAATTAATAAAATACCACCTGATACTGACAAGAAAGATCTCGTTTTAAAACTAGAACCGATATGCAACCTCCTTTCAAGTATGCCGAAACATATTGCTGAGGTTTACGTTTTAGATAAGATAAAGCAACGATTCAAGTTATCATCATTTAAAAATATACTTAGGTCTATACAAGACTTGGTCTTTTCAAGTCAAACTGAGGTGTTCAAAGATAAGGATACAGAGGATGATAAGTCGTCTATATTTAAAGATCATGAAAATGATATAAAGCTAATAAGCTCAGGGCAAGATTATAAGGAGGGGTTTCTTTATTACACAATAACAAGACCTAAGACCGTTACTGATAAAAATGGAATAATGAAGGTTGTTAATGAAGTTTTAATGGTTTGCTCGAATGGAGATATCTCGGTAGTAAAAGATTACCAGATTATTAAAGAAAACTTCGCGCTACAGAGGAAATTAGGCCCTGAGTATAGGTGTGAGTACTGGTCTTTTAAGGATGGCCCATACTCGGTAAATAAGTACGTAAATGGCAAGGCCATGGTAGATCCAAGAGATTTATACGAGAAACTTCTTAAATTTATAAATAGATTTGTTTATTTTAAAAAAAATTACGATGCTTCATTCTGTGCAGTATTATTAATGGTGACATCGTTATTTATGGTTTTCAATGCAGTCGGCTATGTCCACCTTCTAGCTGAAAAAAGGTCTGGCAAAACGACACTTTTAGAGATATTTCATCTCTTAGGTTTTAACTCGCAACTTGCGTCATCAATATCTGATGCAGCCCTTTTTAGGAGTGTTGAGGCGTTCCGCTGCATGCTTCTTATAGATGAAGCTGAAAATCTTAACCCAACTCAAAAGCAAAGAGAGGTAGGGCAGTCAGAAAAATTAGAACTTTTGAAGGCTGGGTACAAAAAGAGCGGTTCGGCAACAAGGTGTGAGGGACAATCGAACTCGGTTGTTACGTTTCATAACTACTGTATGAAAATATTTGCTGGAACAAAAGGCGCCGACTCCATACTTGAAGATAGGATGATTTTATTAGAGATGATTAGAGCCATGGAGGGCGTTGAGATAGAGGAGCTTATAGAGGCTAACGTGAAAGATGAATCTCAGGAGCTTAGAGATATGATCTATTGCTTTGGGATGCAGTACGCGAAGGATGTTGACGATATCTACAGAACATCATTATCTAATAAGCGCGAAGAGTTAAAAAAGAGTAAGGTTACATTTAGGCAGAAAGAGTTGTGGACCCCATACCTATGTGTAGCAAAGCTAATAGATGATAAGTCACATGTAAATGAGAGTGTTTTTAATATTATGCTTGAAAAGGCAAGGGATGGAGTAGATACAAGAGAGGCGTTTGGCGGGGATACTAAATCATTAGAGATAGTAGAGAGGTTATATCTTTGGATTAAAAGAGTTCAGGATGGAAAAATAAAAGATATGAGCTTCCTATATGATGGCGATGTATATATACGTAGAGGAATAAGCGATCACTTCATTAAAGACGTCTTAAAGAGTAAAGAGAATGAAGATGATTTTAGTTATATGACATACCAGAAGCTTAAGCAATTATTGAGGAAGTTTCATATAATAGATAAAGACTCGGATCTAAAAAACCATAATACAGGGGGCTCAAAAGGGTCTGCGATAATATTAGATAGATGCAGAATGCTAAAGGCAATAATGACATATAAAAACAATTTTGACGAAGAGGTTCTAGAGGATATAAATAAGATGAATAATATAAAAACAGAAGTAGAGTATGACTTTAATGAAGAGGGGCTAGATTAATGAGTATGTTTTTTACAACGCCACAATATAAGGCGTTATGTAAGGTTCGTGAATATGTAATGACTATCAATACAGAGGCTAACTATAATAAATTTATAAAAGTACATAATGACTGTGTTAGTTTAGCAAAGGAGCATTATAAAAATATTGGATGGAGGGAAGAGTCTGAATCTTACGCCTGGGGGGGTCTTAAAAATATCCCTGAAAGAGTAATACCGATGGGTGGTCTAAGTTTTTTAGATGATCATAAAATGTATATAAGTGAAGATCAAAGAACTTGGATATTTAGAAATATTAAGAATGGAGAGATTATAAAATACACCCCATCAGAAACAGAGGAGTTAAAAAATTACAGTTGTAAAGATTTAAGAAAGATACATGAAATTAAAGTACAATTCGAAGGAGATATTTTAAATGGCAATGAAGCAAGAAAGCGCACTCGTACTAAAAATAAAAAAGGAGCTAAACAGTTATGACCAGTCATTCTTTTTTAAGATACATGGGGGGCCAATGCAAATGGCTGGTATCTCAGACCTCATCGGTGTTTATAAAGGGAAATTCGTTGCTATCGAGGTTAAGACTCCAAGTAACAAGAAAGGGACGACGAAGCTACAAGATTGGTTTATCGATAGCGTCAATAACTGTGGTGGGATTGCTTTTGTTGCGAAGAGTGTCCAGGAAGTAATAGATAAAATAATTGAAATAGATAACACTGTATGATACATTGTATATTACCATCCTGGGTCACCCCCCTCCCTGGGCACCAGGGTGGTATTTATTTGAGGAGACAAAAAATGCAGATAAAAAACGAGAAGGATGCGTCTATATTAATGGAAGCTTTAGACATAACATCCAATAATAGAATGACTCAGTACGGGGATCCTAAGCACAACTTCCAGGATATAGCTGATCTATGGTCAGGATATCTAGGTGTAGATGTGTCTAAGAAGGATGTGTCTTTAATGATGGTTTTATTTAAAGTAGCAAGAGAGAAGGCTGCTCATAAAAGAGACAATTTAGTAGATATGGCAGGGTATGCTAGAACTGCTGCTATGATAGAGGGTTTGGAATGAGGATATTAATAACTGGTGCAGCCGGATTCATAGGGCATCATTTACTAGAATACATTTACCTGAATACTGATTGGGATATAGTATGTCTTGATAGACTAGACTATAGTGGAAATCTAAATAGAATTTCAGATCTAAATATGGATTCTGTAAAAAACTCAAAACGATTATCAATCGTACATCATGACTTAAAGTCGGCAGTAAACCCTATGATATCAAAAATGATTGGAGATGTTGACTATATCGCGCACCTTGCAGCAGGGTCTCATGTAGATAGATCAATTGATTACCCTATGGATTTTGTTCTTGATAATACAGTAGGTACAGTAAATATCATGGATTATGCAAGAAAACTTAAATCATTAAAGAAGTTTATATATTTTTCTACGGACGAAATATTTGGTCCAGCACCACAGGGTTTATCGTATAAAGAGTATGATAGATATAACTCGACAAACCCTTATAGCGCATCAAAAGCTGCTGCTGAGGAGCTTGTAGTAGCCTATCACAACACATACGGACTACCAGCTATAATTACACATACTATGAATGTATTTGGAGAGCGTCAGCATCCAGAAAAATTCATACCAATGTGCATTAAGAAGGTTAGGGATGGTCAGAAAGTAACAATACACTCGGATGAGTCAATGAAAAAGGCTGGTTCTAGGCATTATATACATGCAAAAGATGTCGCATCTGCACTTTTGCATCTTATAAATTACGATACAGTTAACATGCCCATACACGATAGCGGTGTAAAATGTCAGAAATTCAATATTGTGGGGTCAAAGGAAATAGATAATCTTGAGCTTGCAAAGACAATAGCTTTAAACGTTGGTAAAGAATTAATATATGAGATGGTGGACTTCCACTCATCAAGACCAGGGCACGACTTGAGGTATGCATTAGATGGTTCTAGAATGAAGTCTATAGGGTGGGAGCCAGGAAACGTCATGGATAATCTTTGTAATACCGTATACTGGTCATTAAGGAATGATAGATGGTTATTATAAACAATAAGAAGTCAGAGCACTTCTATATGAGAGTAAATTCAGATCAAAAGAAATATATGAAGGAGTGTGCTAATAAAAGAAATATGTCGATGTCTGCGTATATATGGTATTTAATAACTAAAGATAATGAGGAGCTAAAAAAATGAAAAAAATAAACCTAGATAAATCTATTGTGGATCTAAACCAAAAAGAACTTAAGGACGAGAATGGGAATACATTAACTCTCGCAAAAACACTTGGCAATTTCTTTGCTGGAGCAAACACAGAGGAACCAGGTAAGTATATAGCATGGGCAGTAAGTCTAATGACAGAAGGCGTAATTAAAGTAGATGATACAGATAAAAATAAAATATTAGATCTAATTAAAACTCACAAAGGAATGACGAATATTCTTAAGCACCAATTAATCACAGAAATTTCTAAATGAAAATATTAATAGCTTTAGGGATTATATTAACCGCACTGTATATTGAGATCTCAGGGTACAGTGCGGTAGTTCTTTTTTTCTTAGGTAAATTATCGTTAGCTATGTTTTTATGCTTATTTATAATAGCATCTACAAATATGGCTGAGTCGTTTATTGACCATAAGAAAAATTAATTTTCAGTTTTAGATACATCACTAACTACCGTCTGCATCATCTGTCTTAGTGCTTCATTTTTAAAAGAAGGGACACTTAATAGGGATTTAGAATACTTTTCTAATATTGGGTCTAACACATCAGCGGTAATCGGGGCCCACTTCTTTATTGCTAAAAGATTAACTGCACCTTGTATAGATTTTCCAACCGCACCAGGCAGAACCCTAGCAGCAGTATCACCTGCTATGTATGTGCCAAGTAAGCTATTTGCAACATCCCTATCTGCCCCCATTTTTAATAATTTATCCTTTTGTTTTACATCAAGATTTTTTAATTTAAGAAGACGGCTCTCTAAAACATCCGCTAGATCATTAGATACCATCTCAGGTTGTCCAATTGACTTTAGTGATTTTTTAATATTTGACTTACTTATCTGACCCCTGGCTATATTTATCATGGACTCATCAATTGAATCCGCTAATTTAATCATATCAGGTACCTTAGAAGCCCTTAGTATTTTTGATTGATTAGCTATCTTTAATACACTCTTATTACTTATATCAAAAATGCTTTCACCTGACTGTGCTATCTCTAGAGCTTGCTTATGGCCAACTTTTAGAAAGCTATCACCTACTCGCTCTGACTCTCTTAGCATACCCTTTATATCAGCTTGCACTATATCTTCAGCGTTACGCATACCAAGATTACCAGCTTTCAATAAATCACCCCTAAATAACTTATTTGATTTAGCTAAATTTATAGTTTCCTTGTAGCGTTCAGCTAATTTACCAGATAATCCAAAAGTTGAATCGGATAACTTGCTATCAAGAACACTTCTTATTTCAGATAAAGTTTCAGCTAAAGCACCACTAACCTCACCACCAGAATTATATAACTTACGTTCCTGAGCAGTAATTTGTCGTCTTAAAGCTATCGCGTCATTAACCGTGTGCCCATTCTTCTTTGCATTTAATGTTTTAATTAGACCTTTAACTTTACTCATAGACTGAAATATGACGGGGTCATTCGATTTACTTAACTTATTCAAACCGACAATAGTATCCTTTAACTCTATGGTATTACGACCGAACTGCTCCCCTATAAGATCATACTCCTTACCAAGCTCTTTTAGAGCCTGGTTTGAAGCTCCTGCTATCTCTTTAGAAACTTTAGTAACCTCTTTATCTAGAATTATACCAATTTTACCAAGAGCCTTATCTGCTCTGCCTTCTGACATTGCTTTTTTAATTGCATGATCTTTTTTTATAGCTTTATTTGCATCAGAGACTTCCTTATTAATCATATCAAGTTTAAGTTGAACCTTAGCTTTATTGTTAATAACCCTCTGATTAGATTGCTTTAATAGACGCGAAGCCCTTACATTTTTTGATAAGCCACGCACCGCTGGACGTACAGCTTTAGCAGCAGCCCCTAGTCCAAGAAGGGGGACGTCGATAAGTGCGCTCATACCTGCTTCACGTGCTGATCTCTTCATAATCTCAGAGCCAGGGCGATCTTTACCACCGAAATGAGCCTCCATTACATCTCCTAAGGCTCGTCCTCCACCACTACCTATAGCGCCCCCTATAATAGCACCAGCAACCCCACCTACGGCGGTTCCTAACACAGGAACTGCGCTACCTATGGCAGCGCCTTGTGCAGCCCCAGAAACGGAACCTAATAACCCTCCTAATATAGGGGCACTCTCAGAAATAACCTTCTCAGTGGTCGTAAAATCTTCTACAGGCTCTGGTGTCGGTTCATAATTAGGGTCACTTGGGTCTAGCTCATCTAGAAAGACAACTCTCCTTTTTGGAGCGTTCGATACCAATTGATTATCCGATGTATTAAGTTTATCACTATCTAAAAATTTAACTGGCATTATTCAATTATCGCCTTTCTTTTTCTACCTGTGGCATCCTCAATCTCAACCACTGCGCCTTTTCTAAGCCCAGAACGCTCAGCTTCCTCTACACTTTTAAATGTACCTTCTGGTGGTTTTTGACTCGCTTCAAAATCAGATATAGCTTTCTCAGCTACCTCAGAGTTTTTCACAATCTTTCTTACGCTACCAGGTATAGCAAGTTCAGATTCTAACCCAAACCTCTTAGCGGTAGCATCTGCAGTCTTAACATTCTCCCTTAAAGATCTACTCCCACTAATAAATGTCTTATTAGCTACATTTAATATACCAGCTCTTTGCTGCGGGCTTAATGTCTCACCTTTAAATATATTATTTACCTTAACACCAAGGGATTCTAATAATCCTAATGAGTTATTAGCTAATTTAATCTCACCCTCTCTGACAACAGACTCAGGGTCTAGCATTTTAATAAGAGAATACACCAATCCAATATCATTTATGTTCTGGAAAGATTTTTTAGTCACGATTGCCTTGCCTGTACCAGTTAATTCACCGAAATTATCATCCAGCCTAAGAGTTGATTTAGATTTATCTAGACTAGAAAAATCACGCACATTATTAAACCATTGATTAAGCGTGTCAGCAGTTTTCGATTGAGTAATTAGGTCGTTTTTAATCTCACGTATAGCCGTAAACCTTTGCCTCTCATCTAAACTACCTGACTTTAAACCTTCAGAAAGAGATTTTATTCTCATTAGTTTTTCCCTATCCTTTAAGGCTAGGGACTCAGTGGCAGATTTAGCTATATCTTCTTGCTTAGATAGTAACCCCTCCCCTGCTCCTGATCCAAAAGTTGACACCCCCGTCTTTCTAGCTGCCTTAGCTCGATTTATGGCTGTTTGTTGTAAGGCGCCAACAATAGTGTTTGTTGGTTTAGTTACAGATAAGCTCATATATTTATTAGGGTTATCAATACCTACTGATTTTAGTTTTTTAAGCGAAGCCTCTGGCAACTGAGTTCCAACAGGTAATCTAGATAACTGCCTTGTTAAAGTAGCTCTTTTTTGAGATTTATCAGCTAAAGATCTATACTGCTCTAATGTTAAGTTAGGTACTATATTTTTTACATTATTATAAGTTGACTCAGACTGAGCTTCCTCTGGAGGTAGTTCACCAATTTTATCCATTAATGTAATCATTTTAGAAGAAGCTTCTTTTACTTTTGTGGCTTTTTGCTGGGACTTCATTAGATCATCCTGCCCCTTAATGACAGACTCTAATGCTATCTCTGATCTAGTTTTTGCGCCACCAGCCCTAGATTTTGCTGCTGCTTTATTATTAGATATAGGTTTTCTCTTACCTGTTTTAGATGATCTTGGCGCTGGTATATTATTGGATGGCATATCACTAATTTCAGTATCCAACTCTGCAAATTGTGCGAATCCTAACGACATTTAGAGACTCCTTTTATTGTTTTTCTATATACACTCATTATACTATTTGTTTCGAAAAATGTATTTAAGCTATCGCACTTATGTTTATTTATAAAATATGCGGATATCGAAATTACACGCATAAACTGCATAGCCAGAAATCCAAATATGCTAAACTTTTTCTTCCCCATAATAAATTGCATATGATTTAACCAAGGTCTAGTTATTAATTTATAGGTTACATACCCTATGTTTTTATTTAAAACAAGAAAGTCCTGAATAGGGTTTGTTAATATCACGTATCCTGACCAGAATTTATCTGCCCCTCTTTCATGCTTTTGAAAACGAATTCTAAACCTAGGAAAATCTAAGAACTCATCTTTTGTAATAAATGAAGATCTATATGCTGCTGTCGATAGATTACAACCATAGCTGGTTATTGAATCTATTGGGTCAACAACATCTAGCAGCGTGCCTCCGGCAAAGCTTATAGCGCCTGTTACATCTTTTACCAAATCCAGAGCCTCTTCACCAAGGTCACCTAAGGCCTCAAGGGCAATATCCGTAGGTTTGAACGCAAAATCAACTATTTGGCTTACTTGTTTGTCAGCTAAAACTCTTACTAGTGAGCCACTACCAGGCATAAAACTATTTAATGATTGGTAAACAAACTCCTTAGCTGCAGCATTTCTGGCGTCTTTAACATTCCCTCCATTAATTAATGTCCCTATGCCTACTATTAATTCAGCCCCATATTCATTAGCAATTTGCTTTGTTGCATCATTAACAAGTTTATCAGATACACTGTCTCCAAACTGCTCTTTAAGCTCTTTCTCTACCGTTTTTTTAATCTTTTTTTCTACAGATTTTTGAGCTAACTCTTTAGCTTTATCTACACCTTTATTTTCAATATAATCAACGGGGTCTTTAGCGAAGTCAATTAACTCCTTTATATCTTCAGTCCCAATATCACTATATTGACTTAATGCCGAATTTAACTTATCTTCTCCATGCTTCTCTAAAGCCCCTGCAGGATCAAGATAAAAATCGTTAAGATCCTTTAACTTAATACCTTCGGCATCCGTCCCTTTAGTTACATTAGACCATTCAGATTCAAGCCTATCGCTGACATCTATTGCCCCCCCCCCATAGGTACCTATTTGACCGAAACTTCCGTCATCTTGCTCGATAGATATCCCATTTGTTAAATCTCCACCAATACCAGTAGATAATTGAACTTTCCCATCATTTGAAGATGGGAAATCAATATCAGGTAAGTTAATCCTAGGTAAGTCTATATCTGGAGCCTGTATATCTGGAGCTTCTATATCTGGAGCTTCTATATCTGGAGCCTGTATATCTGGAGCCTGTATATCGGGAGCTTGTATATCGGGAGCCTGTATATCGGGAGCCTGTATATCTGGAGCTTGTATATCGGGAGCCTGTATATCTGGAGCTTGTATATCTGGAGCTTCTATATCTGGAGCCTGTATATCTGGAGCTTCTATATCTGGAGCCTGTATATCGGGAGATTGTATATCTGGAGCCTGTATATCGGGAGATTGTATATCTGGAGCCTGTATATCGGGAGATTGTATATCTGGAGATTGTATATCTGGAGATGATAGACCAGAGAATGGATTAAATAATTTAAAACCAGACCTACCAATCCCCGTATCACTTTGTTTTAATGGGGTAGATAATGATCCACTAATACCTGATTTAGAGGTAATATCAAATAATATATCCTTTTCTCCACCTTCATCTATATCTGATATCTCGTCTCTAAATAAACTATCTGCTAATGATGGCATTATATACTTATCTCCGGTAGGTCTAAATCTAATCCCGGCAAATCTCCCCCTAATATACTTAATAACTGAGTGAAGGCTGCCTCTGTCGCAAAATCAACAATCTGTTGCTCTCTTGTAATTTGTAATTTATTCTCAAAAACCTGTTCTTCATATTCAGCCTTTAATTTAAATTCCTCAGGCAATGATTGTATAACTCGATCATACTTCTGATTAAGAAGAGCTAAATCATTCTGAAATTGTTGATTAGCCTGCTGTGTTTGAATCTCAGCTTTTTGATTAATTAAATTGCCTTGTTCTTGAAAATTTTGAGATTGCGTAATCCTTTGCTCAATACCTTGTACCTGAGCTAAGCTTTCCGCTGCCTGTGCTTGCTCCTGTATTCCAAGGCGTTGCTCGGCTCCACGAGCCCCTATAAGGCCCTCTTCAACACCAGCTGCAGCTTGTATTTTGTCTATCTGCTGTGCTGCTTCCTGTGTTGATAATGCTGATTGACCAGCAATTTGATCTGCTAGTAAATCTTTTTGGCTTTCTGCTCTAGCACCTATCAACCCTGTCTCGGCCTGTGTAGCAGCCTCTAGCTGTCCTAGTTGCTGCTGAGCCTGTTGGGCTGATAAATCTTGCTGACCAGCAATTTGCTGGGCTAAAGTTTGACGAGTATCAGATCCTCTTGCTCCAATAAGCTGCTGCTCACTAGCGGTTCTTGCCTCAACACCTGCTATATCTGTTAATCTCTGTTCAGCCCCTCTAGAACCTATTAATTGCTGTTCTGCTGCTGTCTGTTCGCCTAATAATCGGCTACTAACATCAGCCCCAACCTGTTGCCCTATAATATTCCTTTGAAATTGATTCTCAGCTAACTGTTCTTGTGTTCTAGCTTGAGCAAACTGTTGTCCCACCTGACCCACAACACCCTCTGCTTGTCTAGAAAATGCAGCATCTGCAAAAGAGCTTCTACCGAACCCTCTTCCTGATTCAGATTCTAGTTGTTGAGACCTTATATCTTGCAAAGATCTTTGCACATTAGATAATACTGCAGCTTCCTGCTTTGAAAATGGATCGGCAGTTGCCCCTCGAGACAATCCGAATTCTCCTGATATTTGACTTATTGTTCGTGCCATAATCTACCTCTCTTTATTTATACTATTATAAGTCCTCATCCCATGAAATACTAATAGTAACATCGCTGGCAGCCCCACCTGATAATCTTGCAAGACATGTTAATGTATCTCCTGGTATTAACACTACCTTTAAATTTTCAAACATAATCTCAGGCGATACCCCAGTAGGTGATATAACCGTAGTTGCTATAACCTTCCCATCTCCTGCGGTATATGTAGTCCCTGCAGTATCTATTAGAGCTATATTCTCATCTTCAGAAAAATACTCAAAGTTTTGAGTCCCATCAATTGTTGCATTCTTCACCACTGTTATTATAGTAGTCTTATTACTTTCACTTGCCCCAGTTAATATTATAGGTATAATTTCACTAAGATTAGGTATGTTATTAAACGTGATTAAATTTTTAATTGTGATTAAGTTTGTATCTGTAGTAGATATATTTTTTGTGTTTACATAAGAATGTGATTCTTCTCTTTTTACCCTTATTCCTTGGGTTGCAATATACATAGAAGCACCTTTTACTGAAAGATCAGTTGTTGAACCAAGGGAAGCTGAGGCCCAACCACATTTTAAAGATGGATTCCTTACAGATGTTGACGTGTTTCTGTTTGTATATTTTAGTTGATGTATAAGTATAAGGCGACCGGTGTCAGGATGTTCGATAAAAAAATTAACTGCACCGAACCCTAGATATTGAAATTCTATTTTATATACATTTCCTTTTGTCGGATCTAACCAGTTAGCCCCTAAACCATTCCATGAAGAAAGATATGTCCAGTCGGATGTATTATCAACCCCCACCTGTTCCTCTGAAAAAGACCCCGTTAACGTACCGGTAGATGATATTGAAAAAGTGCCTGCCTTATCTCCAACTGATTGAGCTAAAATAGTAACTGAATCATCTATAATATCAACTCTCCAGTCTGAAGTGTTTAACTCGAGATACTCACCAATTTCACGAGCGTTAAATTGAACACTTCCATTGGTTACAGGTATTGAAAATATTGTATTATTTAAAGTTAAGGTAACGGTTTCTGCTCCACTTGCTGAATTAGTTATCTGTATAGTTTGTATCTCTAAGGCTCCACCATACCTATGTAATATTCCAAAATTAGACCCATCATATCCAAAACAAAACGCGTCAGTTGCACTGAATAAACCAGCGAATTGCAGACTATTGGCAACCCCCGTTGTAAAAATAGCTGTAAATCTTGCTTCAGCACCCTCTCCTGGTCTATATATTAAAGCTCGCTTACTTCTGGCTACTCCATAACCACCTATGGTTGTACCAGTTGTACAATTTACAAGTGAGTCTGCCACATTTACAGACCCAGAGGCGCCTGCAAAAACTTCTGTTTTATCCCCGATCCCATACACATACATTATTTGCTCAATAGGTGTAGATTGTATTGTATTAACTTCACCAAAAGCTGCCAGAGGTAGATCAGATACAGATTGATTAGAAGATGACCCATCTCCGCCTTCATTTTTTGACCTATGATAAATAGTTTGTAGTCTAAAATCAGTCTGAGCGGATGATCCGTTGTCATAAACAACACGGAAATATCTTGCTGTCACTTTTAATGTAGTTTTAAATGATTCCCCACCATATAGTGTATATTTATTTTTCTCATCCCAGTTAACACCATCAGAAGAGAATTCTAAACTTATACCATTATCAGCACTAGATACCTCCGAGTAAATAAATATAGTTATTTCAGAATACTCTAGAACCTCATCTGGCTTACCTATATATTTTGAACTCAATGAGTCCCATTTTACACCAGAGTCAAACTTACGACCTTCGTCCCACTTTTTGTATACACCATTAATACCAAGCGTTACTGAAGTGCTATTATTATCTGATACAACCCCCGAGGCGGGGAACCCTCTTTGATAACCCATTATCGCGCAAATAGCCTAAAGCCTGAATCAGTTCCAGAATGTGTTATTCTTATCTTCTTTATACTTAATCCACTTAAATCAAACGTCTCTGTGTTAAATAATGTAAATTGGTCACCATAATTTAATCCATCATTACTTATTTCAACTAATATATTTCCGGTAGAACCGGCTGTATTCTTACATAGAATGTGACCATCTATACTGGGTATCCCAATAGATCCAGAAATATCTGAAATAGTAGGGCTTGAACCGACCTGAAAATTAAGATTCTCAGCTGCAAAATACCTATCTTTTGGCTCTTGAAAATCACTTTTAAATGACATCTGGACCTTTCTTTATTTCATTATTAAAAGATGTTATAGCTTCTGATAGTTTTTCTTCTGCTATTTTCCAGCTATTTTTATACTTTCCCTTAGCTTTCTTTTTTTCAAAAAAAGTATTACAACTTTTGCCTAAATCCGTCATCATAGTTACAAATAAATTAGGAAAGAATCTCATGCATATATTAATAAATATAAACTTTCTTCCAACAAATATGCCTAATGCCCCCAATACACCATATATGGCAAGCTGAATAGGAATTGGCAGCGCTCCGATTACACCCCCTAAAACTTTATCAAAAATAAATACAAATACACTTTCTAACATACTTATCTCCTCACTCTATTAATATCTCAAAGTCATTATCCCCAAGAAAACTATTTAATTCTAACATGGCAGCTATTGAATTAGTTATAGCTTGATGCCCCCTAATTACACTGAATCCTTTACCTACTAATATACATCCGTTTGTATCTTTTTCAGTATTCCCACAATGTATTAATATATAAGTCCTGCCATCTACGTTTTTAACCTCATAGACATTTTTATATTTATTAGAGTTATACCTAGAGCATACATAAGATCCTTTAGGTATGCAGCTTATATTTGGCTTATTATCTAACCAGGGGTTCTCTAATGTTAGAGCAATTATGTTTTTTGTTTCCGCATCTAAAATAACACCCTGAATACATTCGGCTTTTTCACTAAATCGTTTCAATATAATCTTTTTCATTACTTCACCAACTTTATAGAAAGTATAAACATTATTACAACCACAGTAAATCTAACTACCTCAATACCCCAGCTAACTTTATCTTTTTGCTCTCTTACAACTTCTTTTAATTTTTTATCAATTCTTGATTCAAAATTAGAAAATGAAACATCTAATGTCTTTTGAATATCGAGTTGTATAGATTTTGATAGATTTCGTAACTCTAAATCTATTATCTTATCTCTGTCATCTAATTTAGATACAAGAAGTGCCATAGTCTTATCAATTACCGCCTGATTAGGACTTCTCTTTAACTCTTGTATATCACTAGATAATCTATTTACCTTAGACGCGATATCTTCAGTCATAGTTAAATATCTGTAGACTCTGTGAATATCTGAGTTTTCAATGCCTGATATGCCTGATCTAAAATTGATTTAGTATTCTCGATTTCATAAGGTAATCTCTCAATTAACTCCCCTTTCTCGCCATCAACTATAGAATAAATACCAACCTGAAGCTGAATATTTGGACCTGCATTAACTATCTTTTCTAATTTTATATAAGAGTCATTAACTGTTATACCTTTAAAACTTACATCTGATTTAATTGCCATTTTTTTTATCCTTTTATGCGCTTGTTACGGCTTCCCATGATCCAGTATATAAATTAATTTTCGATGTCGTTGTATTGTAGATTACTAACCCTGCTGCCGGTGATGAGATGGCGTCACGCTGTGTTGTAGTCATTCTTGGTGGCAGGAACCCTCGTGTTGTTGAGGAAATCTCCAATTGAGCAGTAGAGACTGGTGATGATGATCCAATGCCAACCCTACCTTCTGAGCTTATAGTAAGATCAGGCGTAACCAAAGCCCCTGCACTAAAATGCATATCTGAAGATCCTTGACCTGTAGCAATCATAACATCATAAGCTCCAGTTGCCCAAGATGGTCCAACTGCGTTGGATGACTGTCTTAATGTAAATCCTGGATTCCCATTGAAAACTGGCATTTGTAATACTGATTCAGTTCCTGCGGTAGTATCTGTATTTCTTAACGATATACCTGTAAATTTTGTCGCATCTGAACCTCTGACATCTAACCTAAATGCAGGAATAGCTGTACCTAACCCCACCCTATTATTTGTACTATCAACATGAAAAGTGCTTGTGTCTACTGTAAGATCTCCGGAAATAACTAGAGAGGTTAATGTTCCTAAGCTTGTAATGTTTGACTGTGACGCCGTTTGTAATGTCCCAGTTATAGATGTGGATGTAAATGAGGTGAATCCAGAACCGACCCCGCCAGTTATAGTCGCAGTCCCATCTGTTAATGATGTGGATGTAAATGAGGTGAATCCAGAACCGACCCCGCCAGTTACAGTCGCAGTCCCATCTGTCAATGTTGTGGATGTAAATGAGGTGAATCCAGAACCGACCCCGCCAGTTATAGTCGCAGTCCCATCTGTTAATGTTGTGGATGTAAGACTTGTAATTCCAGTTACAACCCCCGAATCAAAATTAGCTGCTCCGTCAATAATAACGCTTGATCCAGCAACAGGATTTAAAGATAAATTACCGGCTGTTGTACTAATAATGTTCCCGTTAACTGTAATATTATCAGTTACCATAGAACCTGCGGTTATTTCTCCGGTTGTATCGATTGTTCCAGACCCGAAATTCCAATTACCTGTAAATGTCCCATCTAAAATTGTATTAGTTCCAAGATCAATAGTTCCGGACATTGTTAAATTAGTAAGACCAGTAAATGCCCCGCTCGTTAATGTAGCTGTTCCATCTGTTACTGAGCTTCCCTGAACTGCCCCTGTCACAGTAATATCTGCCGAAGCTGTTGTTCCATTTAGAAAATCTTCAACTTCAGCAAATATAGAATTTACCGTTGCCGATTCTAAGTCACTATTAAACACAATGTCCGTAAGTGATATAGTTGCCATACTAAGACTCCTTTCGCATTATTTCATATAATAAATCTATCGAGCTAACAGAGAACCTATTTGATCCTGTAGATTTAACTCCAAAAGCTATTGTAACACCTTGACGTAATTTTCGCTGCTTTTCTCTTGTGAAATTTATTGATCCAGCATCCCATCGAACACCTGAATCCCATTTATATCCAGAATCCCACTTCACACCAGTACCTTGAACCGTAATACTTTTTGATCCACTTGCCGTTTCAGAACCATCTAGGTACCACTCAAGATCTACATCTTGAGATGACTGAAATGATTTTAATGTTATAAGTAATTTATCAAACATTTTATAATATTGGTCTGTTTGTAAATTAAAATCTTTTGTCTTTACCCTTGAAGTTATTGATGATGATGGATCCGCATTAATCTGGTAAAACTTAGAGCCTTTTGCAACAAAAAGATTATCACCGGACTCTAAAAACAATTCCGCACCTCCTATAGTCCATTTTGACCAGCCTCCTGTTATTTCATCAAATACCAATATTGTACTATCTCCATCAGATAGGTAATATTTATCCTTAAAGGCATACCCTGTGGCCATTGACTGGTCTGAGAAAGCCGTTACCTCTGTTCTTATTTTTCTATCTAATCCTATAGTGCTTATAGAATCGAATGTTGTAGTCTGATCCTGCGTTGTTATGCCAGAAAACTGCTTAACCCCATCTCGTGATAAAAAATACAAGAAACGATCTGATTTTCCTATTGAAAAAGGTGCAATTATCCCTCTGGCATTAAATGATTTTTCTATAGTTGCTGTAAGTATAGAGGTTCCAGTAACAACATTTATCCTAAACTCCCTAAATACAGTTAATTGACCGAAATGTGATTCCATTTTTTTTATAGAATCCTCAGTGTTATTATCTAACTGGATAAGACCTGGTGCATTTGATCCTGAGTAAGCTCTAGATGCATCCCAATCTGTATTTGAACCTGTTGGATATTGAATAGAGACAAATATACTATTATTTTTAGATATCCATACACGTTCTAAATGAAGAGTTATACGATTTATTCCGGATTCTAATCCTGATGCCGTAGTAAGGCCTGTCAAAGTATTAGATGTATCTAAAAAGTGAATAACATTTGAATTTGTTGTTAATCCATTAACAAACCACATCTTATTATTATAAACAATGAAATCAAATAATGCTGCTGGATCGAAGTTTTGACTAGAGGCTTCCACCCATCCATCTGTATCCCAGGTTCCCGTAGCATCGTCAGATACCCACGTATCTGTTATTTCGAATGTATTAGTGGTTGTATTTGCTATAGTAAAAATACCATTATAATTTGTAGTTCCACTTATAGTTACTGAATCATTATTGTTCATGCCGTGACTTACAGAAGTTACAGTCACCTGACCGCTTCCGGCATCAGCGAAGGCTGTTATTGATCCGGTTAATGTCGTATCTAAATAAACTAGTCTTGACTCTACGCCATTACTCGCCATTATGTATATTAGGTCATTAAACCTAACTCCACCTAATATGCTAGTTGATATTGACCCATTAATATAAATATCGTTACCAGTCTGAAGAAGTCCATCTATAGATTCAGCCTCCCCGCTAGGTCTAAAAACCACATTATCTGCTACCTGAAGATCAGAATCTGCCATATCATGTGGGCTATCTATAACATTTAAGCCAGTAGAAAAATTATCAACAACTTTCTGTCGAAGATCTTTAGCCATAAGCTGTAGCGCCTCTTGAGTACTGGGACACAACCTGTTCTCGAACACTATTTAATATACTAAAATACAACTCTCGAGCTAAAGAAGATTCATCTGGGACTCTTCTTCTCACCCAATATTTCCATTCACACCATAAGTAAAGTAACTCTATATATTGATCTGGCAAATCTATATATGATGAGCCAGTTGCTGGCTTTGTAGGTATTCTACTACCATATAGGCGATAAGTACCTGTGCTTTTACCGCTTCCAAATATTGATACATTCTCACCTTCTCTAACATAATAATAAGGAGTGTCTGAGCTATATCCGTTACTCTGTAGCTCTTGAAAATTAGTTGAACTCAAATATGTATAGTTTGCTGGTGAATTTGTATCGATATAATACAATTCATCAAGCATAACTAAGTTTGTAGGCAATGTATAAGATGATGAACCATCAGCACTTACGGTGGCATACTCTGGCAAGAGACCAGCTGCTCGACCAATATTATCTAACCCCTGATTAATAAGAGATACAATTTGAGTATCACTAATATTATCCTCTGTGTCTTCATCAACCCTAGTTCTTAAGTTAGTAATAAATGAGTCTCGGGTTAAAGTCTGGTTTGTAAATAAACTAGTCCATGAGAATGTAGCCATATTAAATCCTTATTTCATATTGTAGATAAATGCTTAACCTTTGCATTAAGCGCATTCATATATAAATCATACCACTTATACGCATGATTCTGGATAGAGAAATTTAAATCAACATGTTTTTTTGCATCTGATCCTAATTTAAATCTATAAATAGGGTCATCTATAAGTTTGCATATGTGATTAAACCAGTCATTTACACTATAAGCCAAAAGCCCTGTCTTCCCATCCTCTATATGTTGAACGTATGGTTTACACCCAGAAACTACGGATGGTATTGCGTAGTGTGAATACTCAAGCCATTTTATATTAGATTTTGAGTTATTGAAACGATTAATCTCTGGATCTATTAATGGGACTATCCCTATATCAATAAGGTCTTCTGAAAATACTTTATTAAATTTTTCTGGATCTATCCACTCTATATGTTCACCATTTATTTCTTTATACATATTAACAAAAGCTGCTCCATAAAATCTAAATTTGACATTATCCTTGTACTTTTCCTTAATCATTTTTAATGCCGGCATAATCATTTTTAAATCGTGATGATGACTATCACCACCTTGCCACCCTATTAATACATGGTCACGCCTCTTCTTTTTACCAGGGTAGTTCATTTCATCTGGGTTAATAAAATTAGGTAAAATAGAAACGTTTTCGTTCCACTTATTAAATGTTAATCCGAGATCTGGGGTTGTACAGGTTATGACATCTGAATATATGAGAGCTCTAAACATCTTCGCCATTCTTGCCTTATTTCTTAAAATATTAAATCGAAAAGCGTCTTTTTCAGAATCGCTTGCATCATTATACTCCCCAAGTGGATCACACAATTCCCCATCTTTCCAAGCATAATTACCATCAGATAACTGAATATTCTTTATTCCGGCATACCTGTAATAACTGTTAGATGGATGGACACATGTAAAATCATCATCAAATTCTGACACAAATAATTTAGGTAATTTATTCTGTATTGCAAAATCATTAAATCTAACTAAAATATCAGAAGGGTTTGTATAATGAAATATAATAACATCTGCCCACTCTACGGCATCTGACATGTACTTACCTATATTCCTCTTAAATTCAGGGTTTGACCAATCTAAACCTCGCGTTTCAACTAACCCTCTCTTCTCTAGCTCAGCTAAAGGCCACTTCAATCTGTAGTAGTAACAAAAACCTTTATTTTTGGATATTATACATACTCTTAACTTCCAACCTTTTTGTTTTTTAATCATATAGATACTCCAAGTATGTGAAATAGATGTTCGTAAGAATGGAAGTGTTTATCTTTAACAAACCTCCTAAGTTCTTTTTTTACTTTACTCCCCACCAGCAATATCCCAAGACCATGACCGTGAGAGAAATTCGCCGATGGATACTGTGTTGATATTTCATTCCATAATCTCCAGACTCCAAAATCCTCTTTCATCTCAGTTGTATCGTGAAATATAATTACACCATTATCAGACATCTTTGGTAACCATGTTTCAAAATCATGTTTGACAGCCTCATATGTATGAAGCCCATCTATATGCAACAAATCCACATTGTTAGTTTCAGATAATTTATTTGCTTTATCAAATGTCATCCGCAATAAATATGCAAACTCCCTATAATGAGAATGCGCTGCCACAACAGTCTTATATATATCATCATCATAGTGACCCGCATGCTTATCTCCTTCCCATGTATCCACTGCATAACACTGCGTGTCTATATCAAGTTCTTTAGCTGCTTGGCAAAAAGCAAAAAATGAAGAACCTAAAAAAGATCCTAGCTCAACAACTTTCTTAGGCTTCATAACTGCCATTAAAAAAAATGCAAACGGTATATGTTGTGTCCAGGCAGACAACGGGGTCCATCTAGGATGCATAAATATTACCGATCTATACTTTTTAGCTAATGGTAAGTCTAAAGATTTAAGAAAATCCATCCAGTATCTCCTTTATGACCTTTAAAATACGAGCGCATGACTGTCCATCTGTTAATACCTCTATATTATCGTAATCACGAGGCATATTTTGATTGCCCCTGCCTATCACCTTAATCCCGTGTGATTCGGCAACTATATCGAATGTCGACATCAGGTCCGAATAGACAACTTTTGCGTTTTCATATAAAAACTGACATTTTTTAAAATGTTCACGACCCATATTGTAAAATCTATTACTCATTATTGGATTTAAGTGATCGTACAAATCCCTTTGAGTATCATCAACAATAGATGTAATGTATCCATCACAATCATAATCTTCGCATATTTTTTCTAACTCCAATTTAGTCAGAGGTTCTTGATTCCATTCCACAGGTAAACTATGATGCTCCATTCTACAATGCTGAGGCGCATATACAAGTTTAGATGGATTTCTACGACGAGGAATTGTCATGTCCGTATAAATACTACCTACATGATAAGCCATTAAGCCGTTTTTTTTTAAGTTATCATACGTCCAATTATTATTACAAAGATAATGTACATCATCATGGAATTGCCTCTTAGATAGAACATGATTATCAGGGATGCCGTGCTCAATCCAAATTTTTGGTCCTGGTAATTCTGGGATGCCAAAATCTAATGTCCAAAAAATATTGCATCTTAGAGCTACTTCTGAAGGTATCCAATCAATGCATGGGTGACTCATACTACACTTTTATGAAAAAGATACGGGTGATACCTTGATGCCCATTTCATAAGTTCTTTTTTATCACTACGTATCTCTTTAGGTAATAGAAGAAAAGCTTCCTGAGGTATATCGACCTCATGCTTAAAGTTAGAGCCTACGGACCAGCCTCTGTCATGGATGTAATCTGATTTTTTTTCATCAAGATACTCTCTGTTTTTAGGGTTTTTCATCCACTTTTTAACAAGCTGATTAGCCATCTCTACCTTTTGATCAAAATCAGACATCTCTGGATTTATTCGTGACAGGTCCACATCTGAAGCTATAGCCAATTCTTGTAAAGTAAACATGGTTATATTCTATAACAATGTTATTACATATTCAATAAAAAAAGGCGACAGTCTTTCAACTCGTCGCCTTTTAAAGAATCTCTAAGGTTAAATTATAACTTATGAAGCTGTAATTTTACCGCCAGCCTTCTCTGTCTTACCATCCAATGTTAGCTCACCAACAATAGCAATACGAGTGCTATCAGTAGTCTTTGCTAATTTGAATTGTGTAAAACGTCTTAAATATGAAACTTCCCACATATCTAGAGCTACCGCTAGAATATTTGCGTCAGGAACGTATCTATCAAGAATGACATTTACTGTACCAAAATCTGAATCATATACGTTAATTGATAAAATTTGTGTTTTGCGCTCGGCCTCAACGTTTCGTGTTACTTTAGTTGATAACTTAGAAATTCGTCTCTTACGGTCACCACCAACTAATACTGTGTCTGGGGCTTGTCCCGTTGTCCACATTTGGTCAAACATATCATTAAGTGAATCTTCAAAAGCTGCTAAGTTAGCGTCACTTGTTCCAGTCCATGTAGCGCCAGTAATATCTGCTGTGGCTGTATTTGTGGTGATCTTTGCCACAAGACCATTGAGTTTACGTGCAACCGCTGTTGTCCCAGAAGCTGAGACACCTTGAATGAAAGCCTCTTCAACGTCAGTCGCAAGTTCAGTAAAACGTTTCTTAACCTGATAAGCAAGCTCTGATTTAACACCGCCATATTTGAGAACTTCTTCTTGAGTCCCCGTAACATTAATGACTTTATCAAAAATCTGCATATAGTTTGACTCAGTAGATCTAGTGCCAATTGTATCATCTGAAAATGTACCACCTTCTGCTAATGCATTGTCCTTGTTCGCTGCTGCTAAAGAATCAGTTACATTCTCTTTTAATCGAGATCCTCCGGCGTTTGATCCAATTAATGAAAAAAACGGACTATCCTTTGGGGATACATTTGTTACAAAGTCCGATACGTCTCGCGCATTTTGTTGAGCTTGATATGTTGAATATAAAGTAGCCATTTTTTTTCTCCTTAATTATTAAAAATCTAGTTGTGAGATTAGATCTGAGGTTATTGTATCCTTAAGGTAATTAACTGCGTCAGATTTATTCATAGATTCCTTGTTTCTTAATATTCTTAACGCTTTTTTGCGATTAACATCATTTTCAGATACTTGATCTCTATTAGACTGCACAGGTTCAGAATGCCCACTAAAAAATTTATCAGGATTACTAACCTGAGATGTTTTTGTGGATTGAGGTTTACTGGCTGAATACATGCCGTAAACTTCATTTAAAGTTACAGATCCCTCTTTGATCATAGCCTTAATCGATGGCTTATCTTTAAGGTAATCTAGAAGCTCTCCAACAACCTCATCTTTTTTAGCTTTTAACTCTGGCTTACTATCAAAGAAGTTGTCTTCTTGCTTCTGTATTTTATCTTTAGTTTTATCAGTCTGAATACCCTGGATAACATCAGTTAACTGTTTAACCTGCTCTTTTAGATTTTGGGTTTCAGTATAATTTAACTTCTGAACATCATCCATATACTCCGTAGGATCAACCTCCGTATCTATATCTCCATTATTATTATTTAAATCTTTAAAGGCTGATATTTGACCTTTTAGTTCAGCAAACTGTTCTTTTAGAGCCTGCATCTCCTGTGTAGCATCATCCCTTTGCTTCTTCATCTTCTCTAAACGAATAGAAGCATTAGGTATATCATCCTCGACTTGGTTAAGTGATTCACTTACTCCTAAGTCTGCATCTTGATTCTTAACACCTGGCTGTTTCTGATCAAACATCTCGTTAAATACAGATTCCCCCATTTCTTGTGTCAAAATCTCAGGTGCTTTAATTTCAATGTCTTCAATAGGCATTTTTTTTCTCCTTACGTCTGTTTTACGTGGTTGACGACCACGTGGAGTGTTATTTAGGCAGAGTTTTTCACTGCTTCGTCACCAAGAGTAATATACTCTTGAATAACCTCTTTAACGAACATTATACCATCTTCCTGCCTAATGCAAGACATTATAATGTTAGGGTCATCGGAACTGTCCCTTTTTACTTTTAATGAAGATAACTCATCTTTTATTCCTGAATCTATTAATCTCCAGCCTGGCGTTGTTAATAAATCTTTCATATAAGAAGCATTCTTTATTTTTTCTAAATCCTCATCAGACTGTTCATAAATCAATTTGTCTTAAGCTCCTCTTTCTCAATAGGACCAGGTATGGATGCAGCAGCTCTATCAGTTTGTTTTAACTCTCCCTGCAATCTCTTTGCTTCTTCATATAAGTCTTTATTCTGTTCCCCCACATTTTCTAGAGCCTGTCGTAGTTGCTTTATCATCTGAGATTGCTTATTTACCAAGTTATCAGGATTTATAAATCTGGCTAATTTTGGTGATAGTGACATAGCAATCTCTTGTAGCATCGGTACAATATCAAGCGTCTCAATAAATTTATCATTTATACCAGCCACAGATAGTAATTCGAGTATAGAGTCCCGATACTCACGCTCTTTTAAAAATTGAGACCCTGTTGATACATTTATCTTAAATTGACCAACTATCTCCGAAGGTGTTTGTAATTTCGATGTAACTACCCCATCAGAACCCTGTATAGGTATCAATATCTCATCGTCAAAAAATTGTATAATTATATCCCATGACTTCTGTAGGCTTTTTTCAATCATTCTTTTCTCAAACTTTCTCACAAACTTACTAAACTGCGATCTAGTCTGAGTCAAAAGTGTACCCAATGCCTTACCTGATCTATCAACTTGAGTACCCGTAGGTGATCCACCAGCCAATGAAGTAGCTCCAGTCCCAGACTGCATCATGTTTTCTAGTCGAATCTGCTCGTTATTTAGATGACTTAGCGGAACATCAACTGTTATCTTTCGAACAGAATCCATCTGCTTTGACATGAGTACCTTATTAGGTTGCTTTCTTGATTGAGAAATATCAGATTGCTTAATCCCAGAGGCCTGCAAAACCTCGAGAGGTCCATTTAAATTAAATGTTAATCCGTCCAAAGACTGATTCTCTTTATCATTCATCTGAAACTGCAGATCTTGATATGGGCTAATTACAGAGTCTGAATTAAATTCACCAACCATACTGTCATAATTACAACCACTAAATGTCTTATACCCCCCAATTACAGGGCTTACAATACATCTTAAACACTCCGATCTCTCCCCTATATCTATCCAGAACTGCTTACGGTATTTAACGCCAGTCTCTTCATTCTCAGTAGTGAATAAACCCTGAAATCTTAGTATCTCATAACTAGAAGAGTCTTTATTATCATTCGATGTGGCAATATCATCCATAAATGTTTTACCATCACCCGTCCCATCCACATCCTGTGTTGGTCTTTCACCATATACTGGGTTCATTTTTAATAACTTATTTACTGCTGAAGAATTATAAACCCCACGATCTCTCATCTCAATTAACTTCTGGGCTGTCATCTCATCCCTATATATAATATCGTCACCTTCAGGGTCATCTTTTAAATGATTTACGTACATTCTGTAAATATCTCTAACCTCAACCTTTATCGTGGGCTTATCCTCATCAATCTTACGAATCTTAAAGTTAGTTCTAGTTATAGGTACGCCAGACTCGTCAAACAAAGGGTCCCCAGACTCAGGGTCTGTAACCGGCTCAATGACTTTCTGACGATAAACCCCAGTTATCTTGTCTTTTGCATATATAGTTTCAACCCAAGTACTGTCGTAAATAAGCGCTTGCTTCATAGCTAGTTCAAAATTATAAACAAAATCTTCTTGATCTGAATAATACTTTAATGTGCCAAAGGCTTCCCTAGCCATCTCAATTGAATCTGCATCATTTCCTCTGGCATCAACAGAAAAATAATCTTCTCGACCAAATAAAGCATTCCCCGCCTCAGACTCTATAACATTCACACTTTTTCTAAGTACGGGGTTAAACACAGTGGCCTCACCATCATAGCTATGATCGCTTTGTAAATATATACCCTTGTATATCCTGTATCTGACGTCCCACTCCCTAGCTAAATCAATCTCCTTCCCACCCCTTCTAAACCTACGCATATCACGATACTTCTCAAATAAATCAACCACATGCTCAATAGCCTTATGTGAAACCCTCTTAGAACCTGATAGATCATCAGATAAAAGGGCCTCATCATACAACTCATCTAAATTATCATTCTTAGCCATATCTGCTCATCTCCATTTTCTCATATTCAGTCGGTAATAACCCTTCTTGTATAGCCCATTCTACAGTATTTATCTCTGGTGCCTTAACATTATTCTCCTCATACATCTCGACCTGAACCTCCCAAGAATCAGCCAGTGTATCAATAACATCATCATGCGTACCTAAGGACGTCGCACTCACCTGAGATAACTCATCCTCAAGCTCAAAGTGATCATGTCTCCAATATATCTTAGAGGCTCTTATTGGTGCCTTTAAAGCTTTAATACGAAATATTTTACGAATAGAGGATCTAGATAACTCATGAATATAGAAAAATATATCACGCTTCTCCATCTCATACTCAAGCATCCTCTTAAATGTCTTCTGGAATGCAACCGTCTCCATGGTCATTATCTCACAGTGCCACTTCCGCATCATATCAAACATCATCTCTATCTGCTCATAAGGGTCCGCTGACCGAAACCTCTCATAGTCCAAAACATACAAGTTACTCCCGCTATCCATACCCGTAATAGTGAAAACCGTATAGTCAGCACCCTCCCTCTCCGAGAGGGCTAAATCTGGTGTTAATAACACAGATACTTGCTTTCCTTTTACATATACTTTCCCCTCAACATCATCAATACGAATATCATTCTCATCGTAATAATTATACTCATCACGCTTAAAAACCTGCATTGCTCCCGATGTAGGGTTGTTCTGGTATTCCTGCGCAAACGACTCTGGATCTGTATTCCTAAGCTCCACTAATTCAGATACAGGTTTATGTTCTGGCCATAACGCAACCTCTTCTCCATCTTCATTCTTGCTAAGAGCCTGGTACCATAACACCTGCCAGGGTAAATGATCCTTAACCTTATTCTCACTTATATTCTTAAGCAACGAATCCATATGTAAAATAGTCCCCGTAATAATTATACGGCCATTCCTACTCTTAGATGGCATCAACGCCTTCGTTAACCAGTCCTTTAACTTCGTCCGACGATCTCTAGATGATACCTGCTCGTCATCCTCCAAATCATCGATATATATCATATCAGGTCGCCCCTTCTCATTAGCACCACGAACCTTCTGCCCAGCCCCCTTAGCCACAACCTTTAACCCTGTATTAGTCTGAAATTGAGAGTCAGCCCACTTATCCTTATTTTTTAAATATCCATAAACATCAATTACTCGATCATTATCAGTAAATTGGTCTCTTATCCATCTCAAGTTCTGAGCCGCCATCTCCTCAGACGCACCAATAATCACAACATAAGTTACCTCGCGATATAATAATTGATGCAATATATATTTCCTTGCAGTTGTACTCTTCGCATGACCACGGGGACATACAACACATGATCTAGGTGCCGTATTATATAACTTAACCATCTCATAATGAAAAGGCGCAGTAGCTACCCTATCTTGAATATCACTAAAGAAATAATCGTCAAATTGAGCAAAGTCATACTTAAATATAATCTTCTTTTCCTCAACATCTAAACGATTCATAACCTTGTAAAGCGTACGCAGCTCAGTAACCGAATTGTTCGCAAAAGCCTTCCTAGCTCTTACTTTTAACTTCTTCTTATTCTCACGTATCTTCTCTAATATACCTAGCTCTTGAGGGGGGATTGTAAAGTTTTTTTTTACCTCATCACTGTCCCTGAACTCGTTTATCTTTCGCAAGGTACGCTGATTGGTTGATTCTTTAGGAGTCGATACCTCTCCTGGCTTAGGATTTTCTTTCATCCAACGCCAAAGCTCTTTCCCCTCAGCTCTCGCCTTCTCCTTAGCCTCAAACCAATCAGCTAACTCATGCTTACCCTCATCCCGAAGCTTAGAGACCTTCTTCTTAGATGATCCTGGCATTACTTCAACTTAGCTCCGCCCATACGGATAACTGGACCTTCAGTCCCTTTAGTTAACCCTACTGCCGAACCGGCTTTCCCTGTAGCCGTTTTATTCATTAGTCCTGGTTGTGACATAATCTTCACCTCCTATATGTTTCTAACCATAATACTACATACCTGCGTCGATACCCATCTTACGAAAACTAACGCTATCACCACCCGTACTCTCATCCACTACTCTGCCACTATCCATACCCTTAGGCAAAATAGCTCTCATAGCATCACCCCTAACCACTATAGGACTCATCCCGCTCATCTTAGGTGACCCAACACCCTGCGATGATGATCCCATATTGACCTTAGATCCTCTCTCAACACGACCAATACCTCTGCTTTGTAAACTCATTTTAAAAACTCCTTAACTAAACCATCCCAAACAACAAATCCGACAAACTATCACTCCCCATAATATCATCACTATCAGATTCCTCGTCAGTAATGCCCAGTAGACCCTCAAGCTTAATAAGCCTCTCCTCAATACGCTCTAAAGTATTCTTAGAACTACTCCCACTATTAGCCCCCCCACTCATTCTTGACCCTATAACACTAAACCCCATTCTAGGTTCATTACCTGTAAACGGATTCGGATTATTATGCATAACTGATTTACCACCCATATAAAACACCTCTAACACATATCATACCGCATCTATCGACTTCATTAAATCCTCAACACTCATACCCTCAATATCCGCACTCACATTTATACTAGTCTTCGGGAACTTTGGAGCTAAAACAAGCTCTATAGCTCTCATATCAGCATCCTCAACAACAAATCCAGCTCCCTGACAAAGAGAACATGTAGCCCCATCCTGTCTACTCCCCTCTCCCTTGCAGCTCTTACACATCCTATTCTGTGGCTCAAGTCTCCGCTCTAAGGCATCAAACGCTTTTCTCTCCAGCATCTCTTTCTTACTAATATCCCTAAGGACATTAACCACATCAGTATCTCTGCTGGTTTTATCAATCGCACACTTACCGGCTATCGTAAGGCCTCTATCATCCATACTTAAATTATACACGCTTTTTATCGTTGGGTACATTGTTATATTTAGACTTTCTGATTTTCTTCAGTCGCGAGATACGGGGGGTGGCAAGACCATACCCTCCAGGACCCGAGATACCCCGCCCCCCTCGCCATTCTGACAATATAAAAATATAAATATCCCCACCCTAATGCGTCAGACTGTCTGATGTTTATGCTATCTATGTGTATTTATATATAAAATACGGTGGTCGTTAACAACTCAGAGTGTCGGGAGACATCCATATACGCGCGCTAGACAGACATATTAATAATCTCTCTAGTAACCCCATTGAGTCTCTTATTAAATCAAGTGTGTTGATCGCTGCCCATTAACTCCTGTTGGTTAAAAGTAAGCAAAGAAATACCACTAATAAAAGCATCAAGTTCCATCGATATAAAAACACCTGCCTTAACAGTAGAGGTGTTACGATATTTTACTTCTTTAAAAAAAAAAAAAACAGTCAACCCAAAGGTACCCTCTGCAATTTTTTGCACAAAAATCCATTTTTGAGGCTAAAACCCCAATAACCCATCGATAAAACTTGATACATGCGTTTTTTTTTAATGCTAAACCAGTTATCCACACACTAAAAACATCAATAAGTCAACTTATTTAATCTTTAACAACATTTTAGTTGTTGACTTTATAAATTAAAGTGATTATAGTTAATCAAGAAAACAACCTAATGTTTTCAATGTCTTTATTTTTATAGCTTAACAAGGAGGTATTTATTTTTAATTGTTTTTAGTTTATCAATTTTATAGCCCCGTTGAAAAATGGTTATTTATTTTTACAAGAAAGAGGTTTTAATTATGCGAGTTTCCAAGAGTTTTACGATTACACTAGATGAAAATGAACTAAATAAGTTAAATAAGTTTAAGAGTGAGAATGAACACATCTCATTAGGACGAGTTTTTAAGCGATATTTAATGACTGAGATAGAGAAAGAGACGCCATTCGTCTTAGAAGATGACCAGGGAAAGATAAATACAGATTTTAGTTTGGACTAACATATAAAAATGGGAGGTGTAAAAAATGCACACAACAACAGATTTAGCAGATTTTGGATATAGAGAGTTAGTTATTGCTTCAAATATAATAAGAGCTCTAGCAGAAAAACCTAAGCCGGTAGATTTTGAGACTGAATCAGGTTTAAAAATAATGATGAACAAAGAAAGTGGGGAAGTTTTTTTAACTAACAGCTTTGATCAGGTTGCTATGATAAATAAAGATGGGGTTCTTGAGGCTGATTATAGTACGCCAAGTGAAGGTCGAGAGGGGTTTTTATATGAATTAGTTTATGAAAACGATCTATCTGAATTTGATAGTGATGATTTAGAGTTCCTGATGGGTATAGCGAAGAGAAGAGATGATATTGATGCTCAGGAGCATATTAAGGGAGCTATGCAATGCAATTAAGCTACAAAGGGACGACTAGAGGCTTAATGGAATATCTAGCTAATAAATTAAAGGAGGATATGCATGATAAGGATGTAAAGGTGTAACTTAATTAATTGAATCATATAAGAGGGGTGTAATTATGGTTAAAGAGCTAATTAGTTTATTTATTCAGGAGTCAGACGAGTTGAAAGCTATGGAGTATCTGAGAATTATTGAGCGTCACTTAGATAATAAGAAATGATATTCATAGCAGTAAGTATATGTACGTTGAGTTTTTCTATCGCCTGTTATCAAGTATGGAGAGAGAGTAGGGAGGCTGAAAAGTTATATCGTAGGTTCAGGAAGTCTATTACAGACAAGATAGGAGTAGATACCAAATGAAAAAACAAGATTTTCTTAAATTATGGGACAAACTTACCGAAAGTGTTGAGAATCTGACACGGGTAGCAGATACTAACCGGCGATTATTGGCTGGAATATCAAAGTTGCTGCTAGAAAAAGAGGTTGTGTCACATGATGATATTAAAAAACTAGAGAATGACATTTCTAGTATTCTTGGGCAGAAGTACCCTAAAAAAAGCAAGAAAAAAACTAATAAGGAAACAAAAATAAGTACTTGACGGGTACTTATCGAGTACTATACAATGTATATAACAAATAGGAGGTGAATATACAAATGGACATAAACGAAAATGGAATTAACATAAACGAGATTGCGAGAGGGGCGGCTAAGGTTAATCAGATGATGAATAAATTGTTATCTGATCGTTTGGAATTAACTAATAGGATATCAAATATAAAAAAAGATATGATAGAGCCACTTAATGATGTTATTAGTCAGATAGACTCAGAGGTTTATAATTTAATGACTAAAATGGATATAGATAAGCATAAAGCTAATGGGTATGGCGCTTACATGAGTAATCAGACAGTTATAAAGGTAGTAGACAAGAGAAGAGCACTGGATTTCGTTTCTCGTAATCCACAGATTTTGAAGAGTGATATATTTAAAAACTCTGAGATTAATAAACTTATAAAAGAAGGGATTGTGCCTGATCCCTTAACAGATGGGATAGACTGCAATGATTCATATAAGAAGGTTACGTATAGACGGTCGTAGATACAAGTGCGGTGAGATTAAGATATATAGACGTCCAATAAATGTGGAAAGAGAAGGTTTCTTTAAAATGATAGGGAGAATTTTTTTATGAGCAGATAGATTATTGGCCTAGTCGACGGCGACGGTGAATGAATTATATTTATTTCAATCAAATACTAAAAGGATAAAAAAATGACACAAGAATTAGAAAAAAAAGAGACATCATTAACGACACCGGATTACTTGAAAAAATATCAGGGTGACGGGGCAGATGATATATCATCGAGCCTGATTGAGAAGTCATTTTTGCAGATGGCTCATGACAGCGATAAAGAAGGGGTATCACTTGGGGATTGGTATGATTCAGCAACAGGAGAATCGTTTGGACCAAGTGTGGTTGTAACGGTATGTAAGATTAGTCAAAACTGGCGCAAATTCGATTCGGACTTTAAGCTAGTGACACAATCACAAGATGGGGTAACCTGGGACAACGGGGATAGTTTATCAGAGGATGATAAATGGAAGTGCGCATTCTTAGATTTCTTCGTTATCTTAAACGATAATCCAAGTGGGCTACCTTTCATTATCTCATTTAAAGGGACTAGCTTTAGAACGGGGAAGAAGTTCACAACATCAATTGCAAAGTTTACAAAGGGTAATGGTGAGCCAATGTATGCTAGAAACTACACTTTGTATACAGAAGAGGCAAAGAAGGGAAGTAAGACATATTCAGTAGCAAGATATAAGTTAAACTCAGGATTCAATAGCGAAGATATAGTTGTATCAGCATCTAAAGTAAGGGGCATGGTGATGAATATTGTACCAACAATTACAGAGGATAACCCAGAGCCACAGGATGATAAAGAATATAATTTTGAAGACGCGGAATTAGATTAATGGGAGCGTAAATTGAAAAATAAAAAATTAGATACAAATAAAATAGTACACCTGTCATTCACCCAGGAAGACCATGAGAAGTTGAAAGAAAAGGCTAAGTCGTATGATATGCCTATGGCTACATATTCAAAGATGGTTGTATTAGAGAATATAAACCAGGAGCCTGTTATTCAGGAGGTTGAGGAAGATGTGTATTTCCGAAAGCCAAGAACTGTTAAGCGACAAAGATGAAACTTAGAAGTAAAGATAGCAAGATTTTCTTAGACTGCCCTTATGAGAGACGGGACATACCAGCTTCTCTAAAGGGCAGATGGAATAGAAGATATAAATCTTGGATGTTTGAGCCGTCTATAGTGGTGTATAACCAGATACTAGAGACGGTGAAGGATGAGGGGATTGATATAGAGGTGTGCCCCAAAGTTTCAGAGTATTTCGCAAATAAAAATCGAGCAATAAAAAACTTCAAGTTAAACAAAGAGTTCAAAACTAAGCAGTTTAAACATCAAGAGCATATAACTGCCCTTATAGTTAAAAGACAGAAATGCTTTATATTCGCTGGAGTAGGAACAGGGAAGAGCAAGGCAGCTATTGACGCAGCTACCTTGCTATGGGACATGGGACGAGTAAAGAAGGTCTTAATTGTATCACCTGCATCTATAATGTGGAACTTTGCGAACGAGATAAAGGTACACTCAGACTTTGATAGCACTATAATTTATGGGTCTATCACAAAAAGAAAAGATCTAATAAGCAACTCAACAACACTTTTTGATATTGTTAATTATGAGGTACTAGGGAAGTTGAGTCAGGATATCTTAAAAAAAGGATATGATATGGTAGTTTTTGACGAGGTTCACTATTGTAAAAGTAGAACGTCAAATAGATCTAAGGATGCATATAATGCAACGCAAGGGATAAACATCAAGGTTGGTTTAACCGGAACAATAATAAGTAATAATTATGAAGATTTATTCATGCCGTATAAGGTAGTAGACCAGTCAATATTCGGGCCTCACTTTACAAGGTTTAAGGAGAGGTACATCATAACTGAGCCAATGTTTAACCAGGTTATAGGGTATAAGAAACAAAATGAGCTCAAGAGGTTGGTGGCTAGTAACTCTATAAAATTTGACATAAGGGACGTAATAGATAACCTCCCAGATGAGCAGGTTATAATTAAAGATATAGTATTAAGTAATAAATCCAAGAAGCTTTACAGCCAGATGAAAGACGAGATGATTGTTGGGGTAGATAGTGGTCAGGTCGTTGCTCAAAATGTACTAGAGAGATTACTTAGGTTATCTCAAATAACTTCAGGGTATTTAGTGGATAAGGATAGCGATACGGTTGAGTATGTAGGGACTGAGAAGCTGGATGTTTTAAAAGAAACTTTGAGTCAGATAACAGATAAGGTTTTGATATTTTGCAGATTCACAAGGAGTATAGATAGGGTCGCAGAGCTTTGTGAAAAGATGAATCTTGGTTACCATATTTATGATGGAAGAACTAAGGATAAGGAAGTTTATCTGAAGTTTAATAATGATGATTCACGTGTATTTATTGCGCAGATACAAAAATCAGAGGGATACAGCCTACCTAACGCTAGGTATTGTATATTTTATGAGTTAGATTACTCTAGAAAAAATCACATCCAGAGTAAAGGCCGGATATTGAGGGCTACCGGAAGTAAGCACGATTGTATTTTTTACATTTACTTACTTGCTAAAAATACAGTTGATAAGGCGATTTATGGGTCGTTGAAGAAGAAAGATTTTACAAGTAGAGAAGCATTGGCGTTTGTCAAGGGAGCAGAATAATGATAGAGATCTTAACTATATTAGGAGTTGTCGGAATGATTCACTTTTATATGGAGATACAAAGGAAAGGGAAAGAATATATATCTGATTTTAAAGATAGAGGGAATTTCCTTATTGAGGAAATGTCTATAAGCAATAAGACTGAAATATATAAAACTAAGTTAAAGATAGTTGGTTACTGTAGAAAAATAGAGTATATAGAATCTACTCTTAAATCAATAAAAGATGATTTAGACCTTATAGATTTAAGAATTAACGGAATAGAGAACATAGAAAAACCCATAGAGTTCAAGCATTTATTCAAAGATTCGGTTCATGCTGAGGAATGATAGAGGAGTAGAAAAATGAGAGTACAACTATCAGATAAGTACCATTTCGAGAGATGCCCATTTTGTGGCAATGATGACAATTTTTCTATATTAGAAGGTGACTACGGTACATCACAGGTAGAGTGTGCAGACTGTAATGCCAGGGGGCCAGAGGAGGTTGATGATTATCACGGTTTAATTATACAAGCATGGAACGAAAGAGGTTGAAAAATGAAGTACAAATTGACAGAAGATACAAGAGAGTTAGAGCCAGGGGTTATTGTATACAGAATAGAAGCTTTGAAAGATTTTAAAACTATTGGAGGAGATGTGAAAAAAGGAGATAAGGGAGGCTGGATTGCTTCTGAAGAAAACCTATCACAGTTAGGGGCATGCTGGCTTTTTGATGAGTCTGTTGGTTATGAGAACTCAAGACGCAGTGAGGATTCAATCGCTAAAGGTAACAGTAAGCAATACGGTAATAGCAGGCAATCCGGTAATAGCCAGCAATTCGGAGATAGCCAGCAATACGATAATAGCCAGCAATTCGGTTATAGCTGGCAATACGGGAATAGCAGACAATATGGTTATAGCAGGCAACACGGTTATAGCGAGCAGTTCGGTAACAGCAAGCAATCCGGTAACAGCAAGCAATCCGGTAACAGCAAGCAATCCGGTAACAGCAAGCAATCCGGTAACAGCAAGCAATCCGGTAACAGTAAGCAATCCGGTTATAGTAGGCAATACGGAGATAGCAGGCAATCCGGAGATAGCAAGCAATTCGGGGATAGCAGACAATTCGGTTATAGCTGGCAATTCAGTGATAGCAAGCAATCTGGTGATATCAGGTTATTGAACAAATTAAAATGGAACGAGAGAGGTTGAGAAATGAAATACAAATTGACAGAAGAGACAAGAGAGTTAGAGCAAGGGGTTATCGTTTATAGAATAGAAGCTTTGAAAGATTTTAAAACTATTGCAGGAGATGTGAAAAAAGGAGATAAGGGAGGCTGGGTTGCTTCTGAAGAAAACCTATCACAGTTAGGGTCATGCTGGCTTTTTGATGAGTCTGTTGGTTATGAGAATTCAAGACGCAGTGGGGATTCAATCGCTAAAGGTAGCAGCAGGCAATACGGGAACAGCAGGCAATTAGGGGATAGCTGGCAATTCGGTAATAGCAAGCAATACGGTAATAGCAAGCAATCCGGTAATAGCAGGCAATCCGGTAATAGCAGGCAATGCGGTAATAGTAGTCAATCCGGTAATAGCCAGCAATCCGGTGATAGCATGCAATCCGGTAACAGCAGGCAATCCGGTGATAGCAAGCAATACGATAATAGTTGGCAATACGATAATAGCCAGCAATCCGGTAACAGCCATCAATACGGTGATAGCGAGCAATACGGTAATAGCAAGCAATACGAGAATAGCGAGCAATTCGGGAATAGCAAGCAATACGGTAACAGCCAGCAATACGGTGATAGCAGACAATACGGTACAAGCAGGCAATACGGTAACAGCAGGCAATACGGGAATAGCTGGCAATACGGTAATAGCCAGCAATACGGGGATAGCGAGCAATTCGGTAATAGCTGGCAATACGGTAATAGCAAGCAATACGAGAATAGCGAGCAATACGATAATAGCCAGCAATCCGGTAACAGCCATCAATACGGTGATAGCGAGCAATACGGTAATAGCAAGCAATACG